TTACCCAACTGGACTATCTGGATCTGTATAAAAAGTTTACCTATAATGCTCAGGAGAGCTATAAGCTAGATTATATCTGTAAACAGGAACTAGATGTTGGTAAGTTAGAAAATCCCTTTGATACCTTCAAGGAATTCTATACCAATGACTGGAAACTATTCACTGACTACAACGTGGTGGATACCGAACGAGTATTACAGCTCGAAGATAAAATGAAGCTCATAGAGCTAGCTGCCACCATGGCTTTTGATGCCAAGTGTCAGTTTGGTGATGTGTTCAGTGCTGTTAGAACCTGGGACTGTGTGCTGTATAACTATCTCTGGGATCAGAACATAGTTGTGCATCCACGCGATACCAGTCGCCCAGATCGTAGCATCGAAGGCGCCTATGTACAGGAACCTAAACCTGGCAAATATGACTGGGTAGTTAGCTTTGATGCCACCAGCCTGTATCCCAGCATTATCATGCAGTATAACATGAGTCCAGAAACTCTGACTCGAAGCCGAGAAGATTATTTTACACCAACCACCGTGAACCAGCTCCTGGCTAAAAAGACTGACCTGCAAAGTCTGCATGCCGACAATGAATGTCTAACAGCCAATGGATATCATTTTAGCCGAGACAAAAAAGGATTATTTCCAGGCATTGTGCAAAAGCTATTTGATGATCGTCAGATGTATAAGCGTAAGATGATTGAAGCTCAGAAGCTGTACGAAGAGACCCATAAGCCGCAGTATCTAAATGACATTAGTCGTTATACCAACTTCCAGATGGCTCGAAAGATTCAGCTTAACAGTTTGTTTGGTGCCTGGGCCAATTATTATTTCCGATACTTTGATGATCGCATTGCCGAGGGCATAACCATAACTGGTCAGTATATTATTCGTACTGTAGGTGAAGCTCTGGATGCCTATCTGAATAAAATAGTAGGCACCAAGGACTTTAAATATAGTTTTTATTCCGACACTGACAGCTGTTACATTACTCTGGATCCATTAGTTCAGAAATTCTATGCTGATAAAAGCAAAGATGAGATCTTAAAAATACTGGATAAGATCTGTGAAGAAAAGATTACTGAAGTCATCAACAGAGCCTGTAATGAGCTGGCCATTTATACCAATGCCTTTGAACCCAAGATTGTATTCAAGCGCGAGGCCATAGCTGACCGAGGCATCTGGGTGGCCAAGAAGCGATATGCTCTTAATGTATATAACAACGAGGGTGTTAGCTATGCCGAACCTAAATTAAAGGTCATGGGCCTGGAAATTGTTCGTTCAAGTACTCCCGAAGCTATTCGCAATGTATTAAAAGACGCAGTCCGGGTTGCCATTACCAGAGATGAAGCAGCCCTGCAGGCATTTATTACCGAGGCCAAGAAAGAGTTCTTGAAATTAAGTCCCGAAGACATAGCATTTCCTCGTGGTGTGAATGGCATGAGCAAGTATCAGAGTTCGTCTCAGATCTATGCCAAGGGTTGCCCTATGCATGTGCGTGGAGCATTATTGTATAATTATTATCTCAAAGAATTCAACATAACCAACAAGTATGAAAGCATTGGCGAAGGAGATAAGATTAAATTCCTGTATCTGAAAACTCCGAACAGCATCAAGGAAAATTGCATAGGATTCATAGGTCGAATTCCAGCTGAATTTCAATTGACAAACTACATAGATTATGATACAATGTGGGATAAGGCATTTATTGAACCTCTGAATGGTATCATCGAAGGCATGGGCTGGACCACCAGTCCGCAAGCAACTTTAGCAGGATTATTTAGTTAGGAGATGTTATGAAAGTAGAATTTGAATTAAATCATTATAATGTAAGCATGATCAAAAGCGGTTTTAGAATCGCTGCGGGTATTGTGCTAATGATTCAGTTTTTTGTTACGGCTGGATTGTTTTTGATTGTAGCTGAATTATTGGGCATTTTAGAAGAAATGGTCGAAGAAAAAACCGAGGAGAAAGCATGAGTTTATTAGACAAATTACAGAAGAATAGTACTATTAAGGATACTGACGTCCTGGCCGATAGTAAATTTTTCGGCAGCAAAGACATGATTCAGAGTCCAGTGCCCATGATTAACGTAGCCTTAAGTGGTAAACTAGATGGTGGATTGACACCTGGACTGACTGTGTTCGCAGGTCCCAGCAAGCATTTTAAGACAGCCTTTGCACTCATGCTGGCAAAAAGCTATCAGGACAAGTATCCTGACGGTGTAGTTTTATTTTATGACTCGGAGTTTGGTAGTCCACAAAGTTACTTTGAAACTTTTGGCATTGATACCAAACGTGTACTGCATACTCCTATTACGGACGTGGAGCAATTAAAGCACGACAGCATGGCGCAGTTAAGCAACATTGAGAGAGGTGACCATGTCATGATCATCATTGACTCAGTTGGGAATCTGGCTAGTAAGAAAGAAGTAGAAGATGCACTCGAAGGCAAGAGTGTAGCTGACATGAGCAGAGCTAAACAGCTCAAGAGTTTATTCCGCATGGTAACGCCGCATTTAACCATCAAAGACATTCCCATGGTTGTGGTAAATCATACCTACAAGGAAATTGGCATGTTCCCTAAAGATGTTCTGTCAGGTGGAACTGGTATCTATTACAGTGCAGATAATATCTTTATCATTGGCCGCCAGCAAGAAAAAGACGGAACCGATGTCATTGGATATAACTTTATCATTAATGTTGAGAAGAGTCGGTATGTTCGAGAAAAGAGCAAGATTCCAGTTGAGGTAACCTATGAAGGTGGTATTAGCAAATGGAGCGGATTATTGGATGTTGCACTCGAAGGTGGATTTGTAGTTAAACCTAGCAATGGCTGGTACAGCCACAAGGGCGAAGAAAAGAAATATCGCATCAAAGAAACCTATAGTAAAGAATTTTGGTTACCCATACTAACCAAACAGGAGTTTAGAGACTATGTTGAAACAAATTACAAGGTCAGTTCGACAAATCTGGGGCAAGATCTCGGGGCCGATGATATCGAAGCAGCGTACGAAGCAGCCGACACCGACCTATGAGTTCATAGAAGACGCCATAGACGATACCACACACATACACATTACCAGCGGTAAGGCCGCTGGTGTTGTTTTTAGATATGGTCGAGTACGATTCGAAGAAGTTGCTGGTCATTTAAAAGTAAAGTTTGGATATACAGCCATACGTAATCCAGAACTATTGACAGATGCTGTATTAAAGCCTATAATAATAACTATACTAGATGACATTTTAATCAAAGAGAATGCTAATGGATAGAATTGAAAAGACCATACTAAGGAACCTGGTGCATGATGAAGTCTACATGCGTCAGGTTGTTCCTTTTTTACGGCCTGAATATTTTAACAATGCTGATGCAGTTGTTTATAGACTCATAGCAGAGTTCATAGACAACTACAACAATTGTCCTACTACTGAGGCTCTGGACATAGCTCTGCAGAAAAAGAATCTAAATGAACTGGATTTTAAATCTGCAGCTGAGCTAATCAAGGATCTGGCCAAGACCGAAGTAAATGCCGATTGGCTAATAACAGAAACAGAAAAATTTTGCAAAGACAAGGCGGTATATAATGCCATACTTAAAAGTATTGAAATCATTGATGGGCGCGATAAAAAACACACCACAGAAGCCCTACCCAGTATTCTACAAGAAGCCCTGGGTGTTGGATTTGATAATAGCGTGGGGCATGATTATATCAATGACGCTGCTAGTCGGTTTGATTTTTATCACAGGGTGGAAACTCGCATTCCATTTGATTTAGAATTCTTCAACAAGATTACCAATGGCGGTATGCCCAACAAGACGCTGAATGTAGTCCTGGCCGGAACCGGTGTGGGTAAAAGTTTGTTCATGTGTCATGTTGCAGCATCATGTCTGAGTCAGAATAAAAATGTCCTGTACATTACCATGGAAATGGCCGAGGAGCGCATAGCCGAACGTATCGATGCCAATCTCATGAATCTGGACATGGATCAGCTGCATGACCTGCCCAAGACCATGTATGACAATCGCATAGACAAAATCAAGGACCGCACTCAGGGTCGATTAATCATCAAGGAATATCCAACAGCTGGTGCACACTGTGGACACTTTAAGGCTCTGTTAAATGAACTCAGTCTCAAGCAAAGTTTTCATCCAGACATCATCATTGTGGATTATTTGAATATCTGTACCAGCTCAAGAATCAAACAGGGAGCCGGCGTAAATAGCTATACCTATATCAAGGCCATAGCCGAGGAGCTACGAGGACTGGCAGTTGAAACCAATGTGCCAATTTTAAGTGCCACACAGACTACCCGAGGTGGATATGGCAATACCGATGTTGAATTAACTGATACTTCTGAAAGTTTTGGATTACCGGCCACAGTAGACTTCATGTTTGCACTCATAGCCAGCGATGAAATGGATGAGCTAAATCAGCTCATGGTCAAACAGTTAAAAAATCGCTACAATGATCCAACCAGCAATCGTAAGTTTGTCATAGGCGTGGATCGAGCAAAAATGAAGTTGTATGATGTAGAAGCCAGTGCTCAGCGTGGGCTTAGTCAGAGTGGACAGAACCCTGATTTAGACACCAAGTTTGGCAGTGGCATACGAGCCAGCAAGGATTACAGCGATATAAAGTTTTAGATAAATATTTGATCTAGGGGGGATCGTGTATCTTGCAGAGAAAATAGATCGCAGATTATTAGAGCTCGAGTCAAAATGGACTGGACGCATGCGTAAATCTACGATTGTTCGTCAGCTACAGGAAGCCGTAAAGCCCTTTGGTGCCATAGTTCTCTGGGAAAAAAGCGCCAAAATTAAGGCTCACGATTATTGGATCAAGGCATTCTTTTACTGGAATCGCCGTAATCAGCCCGTGGAAGTCATCTGGGAGTTCTCAGCCAAGAGTCCTTATTTTGACTGGGACAAAGTCAACGTACGTCATACACTGTTTTTACTGAGCCAAGCCCTTCAGCATGAACTCATACATAAAAGCCAGTTTGCTCCCCGAGACTCAGATCATTATAAGTTTGATTTTTACCTGCCCATAAATCATCGCAAGACCGGCGCGGCCAAGGAACATCTGGAATACCTGAGCATGTTTGACGAAATGGATACATTTGGTCATGACATAGCCATGGAAATTAAGTATCATTATCCCAAACATGACCCATACGAAGTATTACGCACCATTGAAAAGCGTAAACTTCTGACCAGCTGGGGCTATTACAAAAAGGCATTCAAAGGGCTCAAATGGAAAGCAGTTCACGACCGCGTTCTTAAAAATGCACACAAATGGTTACCCTATGTAACCGTCATGGAGAAAAAATGATCTGGATTACTACTGCGGGCTGGATTGTCTGGGGCTTCATCATGTACAGGCTGGGTTGGCGCACTGGCATAGGTGATGGCACCTGGGTCACTCTTCAAGAATTAAAAAAGCAAAAAATCATCAGCATTGATCCTGAAACCGAGGCCATTTATCCTGGCTCTGCTCCGCGTCAGAGCATAGCCGATGTTATAGAAAAGGTAAATTTTGACGAATAATATATTATATGTTTTTGACATTGATGGCACGTTAACACCTTCCCGCCAGAGCATGGATGAAAACTTTGCAGACTGGTTTCGTGAATTCATGCACGAACGCAATTATGTTTTTGTTTCTGGCAGTGATTATGCCAAACTACAGGAACAGGTTCCTGCGGACATACTACGAGATGCCTTTGAGGTTTTTGCCTGCTCTGGAAACAGTCACTGGGTTTTTGGCGAAGAAATTTTTCGTAATACCTGGACACCCTCTGAGACATTGTTGGAATTTTTAGATGCCGAATTACACTGGGCTCGCTGGCCAGCCGAAAAAATGTGTTCCAATCAGATTGAAATACGCACAGGTCTAGTAAACTTTAGCACCATTGGGCGTGATTGTAATTCGGAACAAAGAGCCGAATATCATGCCTGGGATCAACAAAATCACGAACGCAAAAAAATTAGAGCCGACATAATAAAACACTTTCCTGATCTTGAGTGTGAAATTGGTGGCGAAATTAGTCTGGACATCTATCCCCGTGGTCTGGATAAAAGTCAGATCATTAAACATCTACCTGACCTACCCATATACTTCTTTGGCGACGGCATCAAACCTGGTCACAACGACTATAGTTTGGCCAGTGTTCTCAACCCGCCAAGCCGTAGTTTCCCAGTTTTAAACTGGGTAGACACCTGGCAACAGCTACAAACCCTCTAACCCCCTGATTTAACTGTAAAAGAAAAACTTGACTCTTTGTACAAGTTAACATATACTATTGTTTGTTATTTAAGGAGAATGATATGGGTAAAGTAAAAGAAATGGATAGATTTTCAGACTATGAGCAAATACCTCTGGTAGTGCAAGAATATATTCTAAGCATAGCCGATGCCATGTTTATAACCGACATACCACTGACGGAAATTAATGATTGGGCCTATAATAATGTCAGTCAGTTAAACCTTTTATTAATGGGGGCAAAGTCTCGTGGATAATGACGATCGTATGGCAGCTGAGCACCATCAGCAGGAGCTAGAACAACAGGAGCAGGAACTGTCTAAAAAACAGGCAGAAATAAAAAGTACTTGTAAATCAATGGGTTAGTAAAATACCCTTGAAAATCAAGTATTTAGGTGGGCTTGACTCTTCGGTTCGTTTCTATATAATAACAGTATGTTAAATAAAAAAGGAAACCAAAAGATGTATACTAATATCACAGAAAAGCAAGCCCTAGATTATATCACGGAATATGCTGCTAGGGAAACCGGTGGTGACTTTCTAGGAGCCATGATTAAACTCAAAGAAAATATTGCCACAGAACCAGACATCAAGTTAAGAGTTTGTTTTGCCGTGGCATTTGCAGGTTTTAGTAAATTTTTTGCGGAGGTTGAATAATGGTTGATTTTACCTATGATGATAAGCTTTATAGCGATCTACACAAAGACGCCTATGGTCATAGACCCAGTACTTTTAGTAGCAGTTTGTGGAGTGAATTGAGCCCTGCGGATAAACAGTTTGAATGGGATCATTTGGTCAAGGTAAGCACGGAGCGTTATGAAGCCGAGGTGCAGGAACAAAAACAAGCAGCTCATGATCTTGAAGTAAGAATTCAGAATTTACTGGTAGCAGGTGCCCAGGACCGAAGCATGGCCATACGTTGGTTAGATGAAGCCCTAGAAACCAATGGTGATCAAGAATACCTTTGTTATAAACTTAATGTACCCTATGGATATTTAAAGGAGACTGTATAATGATCAAGACTTATAAAATTGAAGTTATTAAAGATGGTCGTATTTTTGCTGACTACTTCCCCAAGGGCAGCATTGCCAAGGAATGGGTAAAAATGATAAATTCAAGAACCAGACAAACTGGCGTTAAAGCAAAATTCAAGGGGATGAAACTACATGGTGCCTAAACCGTTGGAAGTAGAAGGAATCCAGAACGAAAATCTGGAAGAAGCCGAAATGGGGCAGCTGCATGCCATACACAATAACATGAATGCCATAGCAGCTATCAGGGCTAAGATAGGCGTAGGGCCCGGTCTCACACACTGCCAGGAATGTGGGGATAAAATACCCAAGGCTCGAAGGCTTGCAGTTCCGGGGGTTAGCCTGTGTGTGGACTGCCAGGAATACGCCGAGAAAGTTGCCTCAAAAACAGGCAGATTAGTGTCTAAAAATGAGGCAGATTTTGAGCTCTAAACATGCCAAAAATGCTTGACTCTTCGAATCGTTCCTATACAATGGTAGTATGTTAAATAAAAAAGGAAACGAAAATATGAGAAATATCGAAGATCAAGTTAAATGGGAAAAGCAGGCCTATGGCATGACCAAGGCCCAGTTAAATGCTCTGGTTAAAGAACAGGCTTTTCCAGGTCAGGAAATGATGTTTGCAGCAGGTTTGCTAAGCGATGCTCAGCAAATCATGGATCCAGAATTTAGTGACGAAGGCTGGGTAAGCCCTCAGACAGCTAACCAGGCTCGTCAGTACATTAATTGTGCCAAGGCCATAATGTTCGACATCATGGATCCTAGCAGAAAGGCACAGGGCCTATAATGTTAAATTTAATCAACGAAATTAACCAAAAGGTTGAAGTGTTTGTAGGTGGTTTGACCGAAGTTCAGGCTCAGGATTTGGGCCTTGACGAAAGAGCAGGTAGATTATACACCGATGGTTTTGAAGGCATAGTAGTGCATAAAGAAGCAGATCAAAGGCTTTGTTACTATGGTGGCTTTGAATATGTAGACAAGTATTATCGTCAGGAATTGGGCGACTATGTATTTTACACCGCTGGTGATGACCGAATCGATGAGTGTTTGGATCATTTCAGAAATTTAGAAACGGTCTAAAGTGCTTGACATCTTGATGTGGATCTTATATAATGGAGTTTGTAATGCATGATTATAGACAAAATTTTGAAGTAATGTTAGTTGACGAACGATATCGAATCGTTCGACGAAAGAATTCCAGTGGTTGGAATAGCAGTGATCTGGGAGACCGATTAGTTTTCTGGGCCAGTGTTGTAGGGGCGATCATTTTGATCGTTATTTTATAATAAAAATAATTGAGGAGTTTTATATGAGTACTTTATTTAAAGTAGCAGGTGTAGCAAAGAATAGCAAAGGTCAGACTAGAGTTCGTTACTCAACTTTGGCTTTGCAAGATACCATTAACCGTCAGGTAGCAGCTAATAATACTGATATCCAGTATGTTGAGTTACCTAAGGCCATGAAGCGTGAAGACATTCCAGCTTATTTACTAGGCTTAAAAGAGTTTTCTGGTAATAAAGATTATGTTGCAGCTCTTAATAAATTTGTTAAGACACCTGTGGCAGTTAAGATGCCAGCTAAACCAGCTAAGGTAGCTGTTGATGCTAAAATCGCTGAATTGGCGGTGGCATAATGTTTGAATTTTTATTTTCAAAACCAGCTGTAGGACGGACCGCACCTACAATCTGGGTTTCAAAACCGCGGTCAAAATCTGAAGGAGTCGTTATGACAAAGCATGAGCGTATTTTGAAGGTGTTGGAATCCATGGGTCCAAGTAAATCTGGCTATACTGCAGGTCAGTTAGCTGGTTTAGTGGACACTACAGTTCCATCCGTAAGAGCTCGTATCAGTGAACTTCGTCGTGCTGGTTATCCAGTGTATGCAAATACACGCAGCCAAGACAATAAAACATTCTACCGTCTTGGTACACCATCACGAAAAATGGTTGCAGCAGCCTATGCAGTATTAGGTTCAGCAGCATTTAGTAGATAACTGATAGCCGTTCCAACTGGACCGTTTAATTCCTTTTTCGGTCCCCCAAGCAGCCTGCTTGGGTGTGTGCAGAAGTCTCTGTATAGACCCAAGCGGGCTTTTTACAAGGTGAAGGAGTAGTCATGGGTATGAATAAAGCAGGTTATTTGCCACTGGATTGGGCAGTTGAAGAACGCAAGGCCAAGGAGCTAGAAGCCGACATTGTGTTAAGCGCTTGCGACAGCATGGATGTATTTTGCCATAGGCTCGAGGGGCTGGGCATAGTCATTAAAGATAACCAGGCTGATGCCATCATCAATGACATGATCCAGGCCGCTATGCGGGTCATACAAAATGACGACGAAGCGTAAATACACCAAGCACAACATTGCCGATATCGAAGCTAAATTTGGGCCACGCCCTAATTGTGCTAATCCAGGGTGTGGTAAGCCGAGCTTTTGCAACGGCCATCGCTGGAGTCATTTTTGTAGTCATTGCCGCAATGTTAGTCAGGGTCGAGCCGAGCCTAAACCACACATAACGTATTTACGGACAGGTATCTGTGGTAATTATGATGGCAGAACTGATCTGGGATTTAGCTGTTATACTAACTGGAAGTTGGTTAAGAAGGAACGAGCCAAGATTGTTACTCACATGGATCACATCGATGGTAATCATCTAAACAATGATCCAGTGAACCTGCAGGAGCTGTGTCCTTATTGTCACGATACCAAAAGCAAGATCAACGGCGATAAAGATCCCTGGCGAAACCGTAGAACCTAAGCCATTGATTTACAAGTACTTTTTCTGTCTATAATTTAGACACAACCCCCAGAAACAGCCTAGAACACATTTGTTTGATGCTGTTAATACCCTGATAAGCCTGAAATTCCCAGGCCTGCTAACCCATTGATTTTAATGCTGTTTTACTATTTTGCCCTGATGATCGTATTCATGTAATTCTGAACGACGGGTATGATGCCAATTGATTTTCTTGGTGTCTTCGCTGGTTAGATTAACTGCTCCGCGGGGGCTAGCGTTAGTAGGTTTACCACCAGCGCTAATGGCCCAGGTAGCTATGGGCATGACCTTGCCATTGAGGGGATGATTGGCATCAGTGGGGTGCTGAAACATGCCATGTACGGCAACCGAAGTTGCGTCCGAGGGTTTTATATGCAGATCCTGAAAATGATTCAGATAATCATCTACGTGACCATGTAGATCATAGATTTTATGAGCTATGGTACGTCCTGTTTTTTCATCAGTAATTTCTCGGCTAACCAAATGTTTTAAATGAGTTGCTGGAGCTATTTCATCTTTGATGATCTGTTTTAATTCATCGGATTTTTTAAGAGCCAGTCCCTGTCTAAAACTGTTGCTGACTCGTCTGTTCAGGTCCACACTGGACTGTTTGATCTGAGCTGCCAGGGCCTGATCTGTTTTCTTGGGTGAGTCTCTCAGAGCCTTGTATCTGTCATGCGGTGATCCAGCACCAGCTGGCAATAACTTACTTACCAGATCAGCATGCTGTTTTGTATGCTGACTTAGATTGGCTCCACTTCGCACAGCCAGAGCTGCCAGACCCGGATTTGAATAATTAACTTTGTTATGACCAGTTTTAATGCTAAGAGCAATTTTATCGAATTTTTTACGATTACGTGCATGCTGTTTGTTCATTGTCAGTATGTTATCAGCACTGTTGTTGGTATCGTCGACACCAGTTTCGCTTTTATGATCTGCTGGTTGACTGGTCCAGACTGCCCGTTTTACCTTGCCATAGCCATGATCCTGCAGGTGATTGAGTATGTGTCGAGCATGCATCTTGCTGTTGGTTTCGTGTTCGGCATATCTAACTGATGATGTATAATTGTCGCCAAAGGCTGTAGTATTGTGGCCATGAGCTACTTCCATGGGTTCTTTACCCTGGGCTCTGTAACTATCCATGTGTTTGCCGCCATTGAGATATTTACCCAGATTGAGTTCTCTTAGTTTACCCTTGGCATCGCTTTCTTTACCTGTTTCTTCGGTAAGAAATTCCAGGCTTTCCACAAGATATGATGTAAATCTTAACATAATTACTCCTCTGTATTGTTTATTTATATAAATAATGTTATATACTTTATTTTAATGGGAATCATGAGAAATTTTGCAGCATATCTAACAGAAGCTCGTTGGGCCACCGAAGAGAAACTGACACATTTAGAACATCCTGAAGATCACCTGATCAAAAGTGGTGAGCCAGGATTTCATCACGCGTTCAATACTCTCAAAACAACGGCCGAAGCTCTGCAGGGTCAGGACTCAGGTACAGCCATCATGAAAAAAGAGGATGGCGCGCCCAGCATAGTATTTGGTCGCAATCCTGAAAACAGTCGTTTCTTTGTGGCCAGCAAAAGTGCCTTTAATAAAAATCCCAAAATTAACTATACTGCAGCTGACATCGAAGCCAATCATGGTCATGCACCTGGGCTGGTGTCTAAGCTCAAGGCCGCTCTGGAACATTTGCCTCGCGTAGCTCCCCGCCGTGGAGTATTTCAGGGCGATTTTTTATACAACAAGGCCGATGGTGATGTACAAGAAGATGACCAACATTATCATTTTAAGCCACAGTTAATCAAGTATACGGCCCCGAAAAAAAGTGCAGCTGGTCGACGCATAAACACCAGTCAGATTGGATTTGCTGTACATACAGGATACAGAGGTACTAGCCTAGCCAACATGAAGGCTGATTATACTCCTGATCTGGGCGGATTTGCTCAGCATAGCAGTGTGAATCTGCACAAATGGAACGATAATTTTGATGCCAAACAGGCAGCATATTCAGAAAAAGAACATGAAGAGTTTAAACAACACATGAATGCAGCTGGCAACATCTTCAAGGCCATAGATCGTAAACGATTGTTTGGGGCCGTACATCATCCCATTGTACAGGATCATTTACAAACCTATGTCAATCGTACAGTTCGGTTAGGCGAAAGTCCTAATCTAGCTGGTCTAATACAGCATGCCATAGACAAGCATGTAAAAAACATAGACGGCGTAAAAACTGAACGAGCTAAATTGGCTAAAAAACAGGACATGGATCAGGCTCTGGGGCATATTAAAACGCACGAAAAAAACATTGATGATTTATTAAAATTACATTATCATGTACAGCAGGCCAAACATGCCCTGATACCAGCTCTAACACGCGGTGATCGATCTGGATATCAATACAGCATACAGGGACAGAATTCTGGGCCCGAGGGATTTGTAGCAGTAACCAAGGATAATCGTCCTACCAAACTCATAGATCGAGGCATTGGTGGATTTAGTCAAAAGAATTTACAAAAGGGTGGTTTTGGTCAATGAAATCGTTTAAAGAACATTTAACCGAAATAGCCAAGATTGGGCTCATAGATACCCGCACTCAGATTGGGTCTACTGTGCTGAACAAAGGACGTGATGAAGCGCATAAAACCATGCCCATACGCAAATTAACCACCTGGGAAGATGCTGATAAAACTCAGCGGGGCACTGCCAGCAAAGACAGCGAAACAAATGTACGTAAGATGATGCAGCATATTCGCAACGGAGGCAAGGTGCCACCAGTTGTGGTCAGACAATTACCCAAGCCCACCAAGTCAGGTGCCACACATCAGGTCATAGATGGACATCACAGACTGGAAGCACATCGCAGACTGGGGCTGGGCAGCATCAAGGTCCGAGTAGCCAGACCAGCCAACATAACTAAAAACATAGACAACGGAAAGATTTATAAACAATCAGCATGATTAAATTCAAAGATTATCTTAACGAAGCCACGGAAAGAAGCGGTAGTCTGCATGTGTTTGACATCGACGACACCCTGTTCCATACTACAGCTAAAATTCATGTAAAAAATAAGGCTGGTCAAACTGTACAAAAGCTAAGCAATAGTGAATACAACGATCATAAGTTGCCTGCGGGTCATCGTTATGATTATGCAGAGTTTCGCAGCGCAGGCAAGTTTGCCAAGGAAAGCAAACCCATATTGCCCATGATTAAAAAAGTCAAGGCTATTCATAATAATATCGTGGATAAATATCCTAATAGTAAGATTATCATGAACACGGCTCGTACGGATTTTAACAAGAAAGGTAAATTTTTAATGACCTTTCATAAACATGGCATACCCATACAGCACATACATGTGCATAGAGCTGGCAATGAGCCAGGTGCAACCAGTCCGGGTGAAGCTAAAAACATGGTACTGCGTCGTCATTTAAACGCTACACCCTACAAGCGTGTGGCACTGTATGATGATAGTCACAGTAACCTACGACATTTTTTAAAACTCAGACACGAATATCCGCATACGGAATTTCATGCCTATCACGCAAAACCAGATGGAAGCATACAGAGAATGCATCCCAAGGACTACGAAAATGAAAAGCTTTAAACAGATTATTATAGAGTCAAACAGCAAAAGCGAAGTTCTGTTGTTTGGGCGCATGAATCCCCCTACGTCTGGGCATGAAGAAAACGTTCTGGCCGCTCATGCACTGGCTCAGAAGCACAATGCACATTTAAACGTTGTAGCCAGTCATAGTCATGATGCTAAAAAGAATCCTCTAAGTCCAGTTCAAAAGGTTAAACATCTAAAACGTGCATTTGGTCATTTAAAAAATACCAGTCTAAGTACTAGTTCGGCTGAAAAACCCAACATACTTAATCAGGCAGTTGATGCACATAATCGAGGCGTACGACACCTCATACTGGTCGGCGGCGAAGATCGGTCGTCTGGCTATGCTAAATTGCTAAAACAATACAATGGTGTCCAGGGCAAGGCTCATGGTTATTATAACTTTGATCACATTACGGTAAAAAATACTGGTGCTCGCAAAGAAGGCATCAGTGGTACAGCTCTAAGAACACATGCTACCAGCGGCAACTACGAGGCATTTAAACAGCATTTACCCAGTAAGATTTCCAGTAACCAACAGCATGCCCGTGAATTGTTTAATCATGTCAGAGCCGGTCTAAGCCGCAAAGAAAGTTTTAATCGCGAGGCATTTCTCAACAATGAAATTCTACAACTGGGTGAAAACGTCACTGATAGTTATACCGGCCTTGCCGGTCGTATTGTGTATCGTGGGCCTACCTATGTAACCATACAGATTGACGAGGATCTTAGTTTTAAACGCTGGGCCGAGCAGATTGACGAAAGCATCTATCCGGCTGACATCAAGCAGGAACATTTAAGCAGACTGCAGTATTGCCCAAGTGCTCAGCAAGCATTTGGTCGTCTCTTAGATGACACCTCGGTGGATCAGAGCCTGGTGTTGGAAGCACTGGATGCCACGGCTCATTATTTAAACGTAGAAGAATACGCTGAACGCTATCCTGAGACTGCGGATGATCATGCTGTTACACAGTTTGTAGCACATCTCAGAGAAGCTGCACAATTATTACATATTTTAAAAGTATTACCCGATCACGAAGCCTACATGGAAATGCATGCACACAAGATGATGAACATAGTGCATGGCACTGATCCGGGATCCAAGGAGGAAAGCTACAACATGGAAGGATTTAAAACCTTTGTCCAGGAAAAAACCGATCCAGCCCAGGCACAGAGCATAAAAATGGATCCACATCTGGATGATAAAGATCTGGCCGACATAGAAAAACACATAGACCAGATGGAATGGGAAGATGTACGACACATACTAGATCAGGGCGAACAGGATGAAACTCAGGCTGGCGATGCCACAGATGAAGCTTTTGAAGATGCCCTGTTAGGTGATATGCTAGATGAAGGATTAACTGCTGCTCAGCGCATGAAGAAGAAAATGGAATTCATGAAAACCAAGGCCAAACGGGAAATTGCCCGCAAAATTGCCATGAAACGCATGAGCGGCCAGGGCAAGATTAAAAAGAAAGCCATTGTGCATGCTCGTAAACTGATCATGCAACGTTTGTTGCGTGGACGTAACAAGGCTTCATTAAGTGCAGCCGAAAAAGATCGTATCGAAAGCATAGTCAACAAGGCCAAGGGTGCCATAGTACGTATCAGCAACAGGCTCATACCCAAGATACGAGAACTAGAACAACAACGGCTGAAACACATGCACGAAGACTGGTCCGAGAGTGGTGACACCGAAACAAAAGCCGTAGAAACACTAGGCAATAGCGATGTTATGCTTTCGGGTAATACTACTCTGGCTCACATTAAAAGTCATTTAGCTGGACATCCTGTCATGG